TAGAAGCTACAAACTTGAAGTCCTGAACCGGGTAGTTGTCCGGGTCATACTGCATATAGCGCCAAGCGGTCTTCTGAATCATAGGAATCAGGAAACTTTCTTGGAAATTGATAAGGGTTCGTTTGTGACGCTTGATGATGGCACCCAAAGACATGGATACAGCACCCGCAGCAGCGTCACCGTTGATGGAACCGGGGATACCAGCGGCGTCAATCGCCCCAGTAGCCATCTGAACCATCTTCATCAGGTCGCCAGCTTGGCTAAACGTAACTTGGTCAAGAGAACCAAACTTGAATGGCGTTAAAATCTCGTTAGGGTTGCCGTTGGTCAGGATGGTTTTGCCTGGACGCACCTCAAGACGTGCGCCACGGGGCATACGTGAGGCGTCCATAGCCAGCATGGGGTGAACAGTAAGGGCTAGGGCGTCAATGCGAGCGCGCATCTCTGAGTCCAAAGCCTTCTGACTGTTGTAGCCCTTCTCACAGATGCCACGTCCCCAAAAGCGACCGGGCACAATGTCCCACGGAAAAGCCACCACAGGGCGATCTTGCATCATGAAGGGGTTACGCTGCACTTTTAGCAACGAACCACCGTTGGCAAGCACCACCATAGCCTCTACGTAGCCATCTTCCTCGTCTACGCCCTCTTCGTCCTCTTCATCTTCGGTGAGGTCGTCGTCATCACTGGGTTCTTTTAGTGCTTTGTTGAACAAACTGGCAGGAACCAACCCATAATACTTGGTCAGCCTTACCTTGTCCTCGTCAAACGTAGCCAATTCCTTGTCAGGCTCAAGGTCTGTGTCCTGTTCTGCACCCTCAATGTCCACATCCCGGTAAATACCTTTAATAATTGCCATCTCTACTTGGTGCTTTGGCACAAACTCATCAATGATGACACCCAAAGCCTCATCAATTGAGGGGCTAACAGGGTCAATGAGGAAGTTTTGTGGCTGGATGGGACGTAGTTTAACTACTACACGGGTTCTTTCTTGCACACCAACAGCCTGCATGGCACCATCCATAACAGGTTGGGTAGCTGGCACCAGTTCTTTTACCTCATCTAACACCAATTCACCTACACCTGTACCATAAACAGCACTGTTTAGGACACATTCTGCAATAGATTTACGTGTCTTGGTAAACTTAAAGTCTTCAATTAGCTGTTCACGCATGTAAGCAGCGTCAGCAGGTTGCTGGTCTTTGCGGTCATCCTTGATGTCAAACCACTTGCCACGACCAAACGTAGCCTCCTCAACCTCCGACACAGCAGATTCCACCGCTTGCTGCAAGGCAGGACTGATCAAGCGGCTACGTTCACTCTCACGGGTTTTGTCTTCAGCAGCCCAAATGCCACGCCATAGGCGATAATATTCATCAAACTTCTCTTGATAGTTGGATTGATAATGGTCACGCCAAGACTCTGCTTTGTCCATCACCCAGTCTTCTAGGCGTTGTTCAGTGTATTTCTTTTCTTCCATTATGGTTCCTTTTAATAGCCTGCTACGGCGTCAAGCATTTCGTAATTGTCTTCTTCAAAGTCAGAAAAGTAACTGACCTTGGCTAGTTGTTCAATGTAGGACAGCGAGTCCACCAAGTCATCATGCACCAGCGGGTTAGGAAACTGAAACAACTGGTCGAGGAACTCCATGTTCCACTTCCCTTTGTTCAACGTAACGTACCCATTCTCAAACCTACCCTGCAACGACCACACAATGCGGTCTGTCTTCTTCTTGTTTCCGTGGCTTAGTTCTTCAACCCGGAAGAAGGTTTGGGTTCTACGCATGATGTCACTGAGGTAGGGCATAACAGCTTGCTTGGCTATCCCCTTCTCTATTCCTGTGGCAACTGGTTCATACTTTTTGACAGCATCAAATATCTTCTTAGCCGTCTCCTTTACGTCCCACCTACCATAAATAATTTCTTCAACATACCAACCATCTTCGTTAGCCTTCACCACGCTGATGGCTGTACTGTCCAACTTCTTGTTCTTTGTCTTCTTAGCGCCCTCATCTTCAAAGCCTGCCAAGTCAATGGCAATGTAATAGTCGCCTTGGCTGGGTGCCTCTTCGTCAAACTTTACCCATTCTTCTTTAAACAGCTCTCCACCCAGTGCTTCAAAACTTGCCATAAATTCTTGACGGAAAGCAAATGAAGACATACTTTTCTTAGCTGCTTCAATTTCTGCTGGATCAAGGATAGGGTTATCAAAAGAGGTGAAATGAAAACTTGTAAACGAGTCGTCATCTCCTTTTTGACCATAGAGATAAAGTTCATAGAAGTGGTTCCTTCCCATAGGTGTACCAATGAACAAAGCCTGTCCCTTTTGGTCAGCCAACGCTGGGCGTAAGATTTGTTCCCACACCTCAGGCTTCATGTCAGCATACTCGTCCATTACCAAATACTTTAACGAGACACCCCGCATGGTTTCAGGACGGTCAGCACCTTTAAGAGAAATCGTGGCTCCATTGATCAGTTTGATTTGTAAGTTGTTAATGTGGCTACCCTCTATAACAGGATGCCCGACCTCCAGGAGAGTTTGCCACATAATGTCTCGGGCCTGACCTTGCGTAGGAGCCACGTAAAACACATGCCCTCTTTCCGTCTGCAATGCATTAACTATCAGCAGGTAAGCAGCCAGTCTAGACTTACCTGTACGGCGTCCAGCAGCTACAACCTTAAACCGTGCTGGGTGGTTCCATACCTCTTGCTGCCAAGGCAACAGGGAGATGTCTAGTGTACGGTCTACCATTTAACCTTGTCAGCCCAGTAGGCGGCACTCATTTTTCCTTTGGAGATGTTTGAGGCGTGTCTTGCCTTAAAACTTTTCTGACGAGCCTTCTCACTTGCTGTTTTAGGGGAACTTCCTGCACCACTCACTCCTTGTTGTCCGAAACGGATGGTTTTAACTTGGTCACCTTCTTTGGCAACTACCACGTGTGACTTGGTTGGGTGTGACGGTGTGCGTTTAGGTTTGTTGTAACCTGACACACCAGCGCGTTCTAGTCGGCTATCTTTCATAGCATGTCCTTCTTCAATGGCACACAGGCTGCGTTGTACATAATGCTGTTGCTTACGTTAATCTCATAGGCTTCAGCAATACATGCTTCCATGGTTGGTACCTCTTTCTCTCCAGCCATCTTCATTTGACTAGGCCCAACAATGACGAACAACATAATAAAGAATTTCATTTTCTAGTCCTCTTTCGTCTGAATAGACCAAAGAAAGACCCCATTTCTTTCTTCAATCCTGTGTAAATTTCACCGGGGGAAGGTAAAAGCCAACCCAACAACATCAATATCATTACCCATGGTGGGATGTTTTGTATATTGATTTCGCTGTCCTTAGCCTCTACTGCTTGCTCACTTTGTGTCAACTTACCAATGTCATTCGCTTCAATCTTGTTGGTCTTGACTTCACCAACCACAACACCTGTTTGATTATTCTCCTTGCCCACCTGTGTGTTTGCTGCTACATTGGTGCCCCCGCCCATGCCAGGTATGAAGGAGGTTAATGCAGAACAACCAGCCAGCAGAATAGCCATTATTAGGTATTTCATCGTCTCATTAACGGATTAATTATTAAGTCGTTAGCAAAATTAGCAAACATATCGTAATAATCTCTCATAGAAGCGCGAGGAACTGTTAGTTGCTGTCCCACTGCAATTTTGTTTGGGTCTGCTATTCTGTTTGTTTTAATTAGCTCATCTACAGAAACACCATAGTTTTTTGCAATTTTATTAAGCGTATCACCTGCTTCAACAGTGTAGCGGTTAGGCACAGGGCGCTCAAAAGACTGACCAATAAGACCTTCAGGTTCAGCAGCAGCAAGAGGAGGAAGACCTTCTTGAGGGCCAGCAAAAGCACCTACTGTGTTTGCTACCCTCTCCATTCTGTTTTTAATACCTGAATATTTTGTTGTTCTATATTCTTTGTTGTTCAAAAACTCAGCGGCAGCTTCTTCGTAGTTTCCTTCGTTAAACAACTTAACAAACTTAGGACTACCACCTAAATCACCCCTATATTCTGCTTGTAACAACTCAGCTTGTACTTGTTCAGGTAACTGGTCAAAGTTTTTTATTCGTCCCCTAGCTCTTTTTAAATGGTCTTGAAAGGTTTCTTCAAAACTCATATTTTTATATTTACCAGTCTGCCCTACACCTGAAGTAACTATACCCTTGGTGTCTTTATACTTTTTATCAGCAAACCCCTCTTCTTCAACAACCCTACGTTCTAAATAAGACAAGGGACGTCCAAGCATTTCTGTAACTTTATCTACAGCTTTTCTTCCACGGTAAATCATCTTAGTATTCCTTGGGTTCGATGTCTGTGACTTCTTCGACTGTAGGTGTGGTGGAGAAGCCTTGGAGGTTGATTTGTACAATGGGTTTACTGCCTCGTTCTTTTTCATCGAACAAGTGCATGGGAATAGCGCGGTCACCAATAAAACGCATAGCAGCAGGCCAGTGCTTATGCTCAGGATCCATAGCAACAGAGAATATGGTTTGTATAACTTTTTCACTGTTGGGACTTGCTAACAACCTGGCCTTATATTCGTTCATGATGGCAGTGTCGCCCTTAGGTCTGCCTACCACACCCCTGTTGCCCGGTAGTTTAGAAACAACATCCCTCTTCTTAGGGCGTCCTCGTTTCTTAGTTTCAACAACCATCCAACTTCCTTTTTTTTAAACAGGCATTTACACTTTAAGGTGTGCGTTGTTTGGTGTTTGTTTTATAAAAATCACAACCGATTGTTCACCTTAAAGTAGCCTTGCTGCAAAATTGCATATATTATAGCATATTTTTCTTATTTTGTCAAGCAAAAACCTTTACGACTATGCATGTTCACCACAAGTCGTACTTGTTTGTACACCACAAGTGTCAACCTTTTTAGACACACGTAATGAGAAGCATTCTCATCTAGACAAAACCAATAAGATCAACAACTTATGTTAACTTTTAGGGGTGTCTTTTTTTAACCTAATTTCACCCTTTTTTGTACGTTGGAGGGTTCCGTATTAGTGGCGTTGAAGCCAGGCACCCCCCGGGGGTTAAAACTTAGGGGGCTAGGTCTTATATAAGACATAAGATATTAGAGGTAAGACTGTAAGAGTGTGTG